ATCGTCGTCGAGGAAACGAACGGCGTGCTCAACCTGCTGCCCACGCTGCCGCCGGGTTCGCCCGGCACGGTCGGCGTGCGCGGCAAGCGCAAGCTGCGTTCGTTCGTCGTGCCGCACATCCCGCACGACGATGTGGTGCTGCCCGAGGAAGTGCAAGGCATCCGCGCCTTCGGTTCGGAAACCGAAACCGAGACGGTCGCAGGCGTGATCGCACGCCATCTGGAGACGATGCGCAACAAACATGCGATCACGCTGGAGCACCTGCGCATGGGCGCGCTCAAAGGCGTGATCCTCGACGCTGACGGCTCCACGCTTTACGACCTGTTCGACGCCTTCGAGATCACGCAGCAAACGGTAGCCTTCGAGCTGGGCACGGCGGGCACCAACGTCAAAGCCAAATGCACCACGGTGCTCGCGACCATCGAGGAGAACCTCAAAGGCGAGTTCATGAACGGCGTCCATTGCCTGTGCTCGCCGGAGTTCTTCGCCGCGCTCACCGGTCACGCCAAGGTCGAGAAGGCGTTCGAGAACTGGCAGAACGGGGCCATCCTCATCAACGACGTGCGGCGCGGCTTCACCTACGGCGGCATCACCTTCGAGGAGTACCGGGGCCAGGCCACCGATGCCAGTGGCACCCCGCGCCGCTTCATCGCCGCCGGCGAAGCCCACGCTTTCCCGCTGGGCACCATCGACACCTTCGGCACCTACTTCGCGCCGGCGGATTTCAACGAGACCGTCAACACGGTCGGCCAGCCGCTGTACGCCAAGCAGGAACCGCGCAAGTTCGACCGCGGCACCGATCTGCACACGCAGTCCAACCCGCTGCCGATGTGCCATCGCCCCGGCGTGCTGGTCAAGCTGACGGTGGCGTGATGAACCTCGTCGATCAGATCTACGAGGCGGCCGCCAACGCCGGGCTCCTCAAGGAATGCGTCTGGCGTCCTTCGGACGGCTCGCCACCGCAGCACCACTCGGTCGGCTTCGACGCACCGGACGACACGGTGCTCGACGGCCTGACCCTCAGCACCGAGTACGTGATGACCTATCCCGCGTCCGTCTTCGTTGGGCTCGCACAGCGCGAGCCCGTCGAGATCGATGGCGTGACCTTCCTGGTGCGTGACATCCTGGCCGTGGGCGACGGCTCCGAGATCCGCGCCAAGCTCACCCGGCTGTAGCGAGATGGCAGGCAACTCGATCCGCGAACAGATCCTGCTCGCGGCGCTGGCGGCTGTCCGTCCGCATGCAGAGGCACTCGGGGCCACGCTGCACCGTTCGCCCACGGTGGCCATCAGCCGGGAGCAATGCCCCGCGCTGGCGCTGTTCCCCGAATCCGAGTCCATCACCGAACGTGCCAACGACCGCGTCACGCGCGAACTGACCGTCCGCGTCGTGGCGCTGGCCCGGGCCGTTCCTCCTGCCATCCCCGAAACCGAAGCCGACCGGCTGCTCACTGCCGCCCACGCCGCCTTGATGGCCGACGGGAATCTCGGCGGCTTGGCGCTCGGTATTCGTGAGCAGGAATGCGAGTGGGAGGTGGAGGACGCCGACGCGGTGGCGGTGGCGCTCCCGGCGCGCTACCGCATCACGTACCGGACGCTGGCCAACGACCTTTCAACCCTTGGATGACACCCATGACCCGACTCGTTCTGACACGCCCGCACACCCACGCGGGCAAACCCTGCGGGCCCGGTGACCGGATCGATGTCGACGCGACATCAGCCGACTGGCTGATCGCGCACGGCATCGCCACGCCGGAACCCGCCGCCCCTGCGACCGCCCGCGATACCACCCCTGAACCGAAACCCTTCCAACGCAAGGAACCCAAGCAATGAGCACCTACGCCAGTTTTCAAGGCCGCGTCTTCCTCGGCAAGCGCGACATCGACGGCCTTCCCATCGAAGTGCGCTCGCCCGGCAACGTCGCCGAGCTGAAGCTCTCCCTCAAGACCGACGTGCTGGAGCACTACGAGAGCCAGACCGGCCAGCGCTCGCTCGATCACCGGATGGTCAAGCAGAAGTCCGCCACCGTGAATCTCACCATCGAGGAGTTCACCAAGGAAAACTTGGCGCTGGCCCTCTACGGCAACCACGTCGTTGGCACGCCGGGCACGGTCACCGCCGAACCGGTGGGTGGTGCGACGCCGGTCCCGGGCGACCGCTACTTCCTCGCTCATCCCAAGGTGTCGTCCCTCGTCGTGGTGGATTCGGCGGGCACACCTGCCACCCTGGCCCTGGGCACGAACTACACCGCCGACACCGACTTCGGTGCCCTCCAGTTTCTGGATACCACCGGCTTCACCGCGCCGTTCAAGGCCAGCTATGCCTACGGCGTCGCCACCGAGATCGGCATCTTCACGCAGGCGCTGCCCGAGCGTTATCTGCGGCTGGAAGGCATCAACACCGCGCAGGGCAACGCCAAGGTTCTGGTCGAGCTCTATCGCGTGGCCTTCGATCCGCTGAAGGAGATCTCCTTCATCTCGGACGAATACAACAAGTTCGAGCTGGAAGGCTCGCTGCTGGCCGACACCACCAAGCCCTATGACGCCGTGCTCGGTCAGTTCGGCCGCATCGTGCAGCTCTGATGGAGGCCACCATGAGTGATCTGGAAGCCCTGATTCCGCAGTCGGTCGAACTCATCATCGACGGTGAGGCGCTGGCCATCAAGCCGCTGAAGGTCGGGCAGATGCCCGCCTTCCTGCGCGCGATCTCACCGGTGATGCAGCAGCTCACGGCCAGCGAGATCGACTGGCTGGCGCTGTTCGGCGAGCGCGGCGACGACCTGCTGTCGGCCATCGCCATCGCGGTCGGCAAACCCCGCGCGTGGGTCGACGAGCTGGCCGCCGACGAGGCGATCCTGCTGGCGGCCAAGGTGATCGAGGTGAACGCCGATTTTTTTGCCCGGACGGTGATCCCCAAGCTCGACGGCCTGTTCACGGCAGCGAACGTACCGCCGGTACTGAAAGCGGCGGCTGGTACGACGCTGTCCAGCACCTGATCGAGCACGGGCACCGCCTGCCCGACATCCTCGACTACACCCTGGCGCAGGTGCGCGGCTTCGTGGCCGCCACAGCACGCAGCGACGCGGCCCGCGATGCGCGGCTGCTGTCGCTCATCGCGATTGGCACGCGCGGCGATGGCCGCCACCTTGACCAGACCCTCGACCGGCTCACCGACCATGCGCATCTCCGTCCGCATCGATAGCAAGGCTGCGCAGGCGCAACTGCGCCGTTGGGGCGGCGAGTTCCGCGACAAGGTCAAGAAGGCGGTGGCGCGGGCGATTGCGAGCGAGGCGACCGAGCTCAAGCAGGACGTTCGCGGCCACGTCGCGGGCCAGATGGCGGTGGTCAAGAAATCCTTCCTCAAGGGCTTCACCGCCAAGGTGCTGGACAAGGACCCGAACCGCCTGCCCGCGCTGTACGTGGGTTCTCGAATTCCGTGGTCGGGGATGCACGAGCGCGGCGGCTTGATCGCCGGTCGGATGCTGATCCCGCTGCACGGGCGGGTTGGCAGGAAACGCTTCAAGGCCCAGATCGCCGAGCTGATGCGCGGCGGCAATGCCTATTTCATCAAGAACGCAAAGGGGAACATCGTCCTGATGGCCGAGAACATCAAGGAACACGACCGGCCGCTTGCGGGCTTCAAGCGCCGCTATCGCAAGGCCGAGGGCATCAAGCGCCTCAAGCGCGGCGCGGACATCCCGATTGCCGTGCTGGTGCCCAAGGTCGTGCTCCGTAAGCGCCTCGATGTAGAGCGTCTGGTCGCGGGCCGCATCCCGCGCTTGTCGGCGGCCATCGAGAAGCAGATCCGGACGGTGGACTGAATCATGGCGAACCGAATTTCCGTCCTCGTCGCACTCGAAGGGGCCGACGAGGGGCTCAAGCGCGCCATCACGTCCGCCGAGCGCAGCCTCGGCGAGCTCTCGGCCACCGCCAAGAGCGCCGGTGAGAAGGCGGCCGCCGGGATGGCCGAGGTCAAGGCCGGTATGTCGGCCTTCGGCGATCAGGTGGCGACGGCCAAGACGCAGTTGCTGGCCTTCCTGTCGATCAACTGGGCGGCGGGCAAGGTGCAGGAGATCGTCCAGATCGCCGACGCCTGGAACATGATGTCCGCGCGCCTGAAGCTGGCGACCGCTGGCCAGCGCGAGTACGCGGTCGCGCAGAAGGAACTGTTCGACATCGCCCAGCGTATCGGCGTGCCGATCCAGGAGACCGCCACGCTGTACGGCAAGCTGCAGCAGGCGGTGCGGATGCTCGGCGGCGAGCAAAAGGACGCGCTCACGATCACTGAGAGCATCTCGCAGGCGCTGCGCCTGTCGGGAGCGTCCGCCGAGGAATCGCGTTCCGCCTTGCTCCAGTTCGGGCAGGCGCTCGCTTCCGGCGTGCTGCGCGGCGAGGAATTCAACTCCGTCGTCGAGAACAGTCCCCGCTTGGCGCAGGCACTGGCGGATGGCCTGAACGTGCCCATCGGGCGGCTGCGCAAGCTGGCCGAGGAAGGACGGCTCACCGCCGACGTGGTGGTCAATGCGCTGCTCTCGCAGAAGGACAAGCTGGCCAGCGAGTACGCCCAACTGCCGCAGACCGTCAGCCAGTCGTTCGAGCGCCTGAAGAACGCCTTCGGGCAATGGATCAACAAGCTCGACGAATCGACCGGCTTCACCAAGAAGCTGGCCGAAGCGCTGACGTGGCTGGCGCAGAACCTCGACACGGTGATGCAGTGGTTGAAGCGCATCGCCGAGGTCGGGCTCGCGGTGTTGATCTACCGCCTCATCCCGGCGCTGATCACTGCTTGGCAGACCGCCGGGGCGGCAGCTGTCGCAGCGGCCAGCGCCACCTCTGCCGCGTGGGCGACCGCGAATCTGTCGGTGTCCGCCGCCGTGGCCAGCGTGGGTGTGCTCAAGACGGCGTTTGCCGTGCTCGGAGCCTTCCTCGTCGGCTGGGAGATCGGGACGTGGCTGTCGGAGAAGTTCGAGATCGTCCGCAAGGCGGGCATCTTCATGGTCGAAGTGCTGATGAAGAGCATCGAGCAGCTTCGCTTCCACTGGGAAGTGTTCGCCGCCATCTTCACCTCCGACACCATCGCCGAGGCCGTCAAGCGGCGTCAGGCCCGGCTCGCGGAGATGAACCGCATCTTCGCCGAGATGTACGCCGACGCCTCCAAGGGGGCCGATGCCGCCAAGGGCGCGATGAACACCGCCGCAACCGCCGCTGAGGAGATCGCCAAGCGGCTGGAGGCGGTGCGCCAGGGCACACAGGAAGCGGTGGGACGCGGCATCGAAGCGGTGCACGCGGCGCTGGAGAAACTGAAGTCCCGCCTCGGCGAAGTCGAACAAGCCGTCGGCAAGGCGAATCAGACGGTCAACGACGCGACCGCGAAGATGGCCGAGGCGTACAAGGGGCTGACCTCCATCGTCGAGGCCAACCTGCAGCGGCAGGTCGAAGCCGTGAAGGCGCGCTACGAGCAGGAGAAGAGCGCGCTGGAACTCTCCAAGCAGTCCGAAGCGGCGCTGATCACCAAGTCGACGCAACTGCTGACCGATGCGCTGACCCAGCAGACCACGCTGCGGCGGCAGGCCACGACGGACGCGTTGAAGCTGATCGACGACGAGTCCCGGGCCAAGATCGAAGCGGCGCGCCGCGACGGGCAGACCGAAGCCGAACGCGCGGCCAACGTCACCCGTGTCGAGAACGAAATCCTGGCCACCAAGCGCCAGACGATGACGCAGGCGTTGGCCGAGTACCGTCAGCACATCGAGGCGCTCAACGCCGAAGCCAACCGGCATCTGGCCGAGATCAAGCGCATCGAGGAAGAAAAGCGCCAGCTCTCGATGACGACGGAGGAGCGCGTCCGCGACATCCGCCGTCAGGGCATGACGGAATTCGAAGCGACCGAGGACCGCAAGCGCCAGATCGCCGAGTACCAGGAGAAGGCGCGCGAGGCGCTGGCCAATGGCGAGTTCGAGCAGGCCCGGCAACTCGCGCAGAAGGCGATGGATCTGGCCGCGCAGGTGGCGAGCAGCCAAACCAGCGAGGCCAAGCGCGGTGAAGACGCCCGCAAGCAGTCCGAGCAGGCGGTGTCGCAGGTCACCCAACTGGAGGCCCAGTCGCGCGAGGCCTACCGCAAGCAGGAGTACGCGCAGGCCGAAGCCCTGATGCGGCAGGCCGACCAGTTGCGCGCCGAACTGGCCCAGAAGGCCAAGGACGCCGACGCGCAGATCGCGCAGGGCAAGGATGGCGTCAATCAGGCCATCCAGCGCATCCGCGAGTCGGAGGAGATTTTGAACAAGACGCTGGACGCCGAGGCCAAGGCCCACCAGACGGCGGCGCAGTCTGCACTCTCGGCGCGCGAGGAAATCAGCCGCACGCTCGCGCAGACCGAGTCGCAAATCGACCAGATCACCGCCAAGCTGAAGGACGGCCTGAAGGTCACCATCGACGCCGACACCGCGCGCTTCGACAAGGCCATCGCCGATCTGGACAAGGCGCTCGCCGAGAAGGAGGTGCTGCTCAAGATTCAGGCCGATCTGCAGGAGGCCGAGAAGAAGCTGCAGCAGTACGAGCAACTGCTCAAGGAAGGCAAGACCCTGCCGGTGGATGCCGACGTGTCCAAGGCGAAGGACGCGCTGGCCAGGCTCAAGACCTACGCCGACCAGAACTCGCAGCTCGAACTGAAGGTGGCGACCGAGAAGGCGCAGGCGGCGATCACCAACGTCGAGGGAATGA